CTTTTCCTCTCTCCCCGGGGGTATGCGCTGGGGGTCGCGCGCGTGCGCGATGAAGGAGCTGATTGTGGCTGTCTTTCATGATGAGTCGATTGAGGGTGCGTTGGATCGTGCGTTGAAGAATGCGAGGCATTTGCGGGCTCGGGATGCTGCTGCTGTCGCGGTGGCGAGGTCTTTGGCTCGGAAGATCGATGCGTGGGATGTGATTGTCGACTGGGCTCTCGAGGATGTCGCGGAGACTGGCGGTAAGGCCCGGCCGGGGGTTCCTCAGAATGACAACGTTTCGGCGGCTACGCTCCTGAAGGCTTTGCAGGCTTTGGGCCTGGTTCCGCCTGTGGAGAAGCAAAAGACGAGCCCGGCGAAGACTCCTGTATCGGCTCTGGATCGTTTCAAGCATGGCAATTTCACGGTGGTGAACGGTGATGGGTAGTAGAATATGTCTAGTACCTAAGTAACCCCGCGCTGCGTCAACAGCCGGGGTCGTGACCAACTCGGCAAGGAGTTGATGTGGAAGATTCTACCTGTTCTGTCGACGGATGTGATGGTCTCGTCAGAGCCCGTGGCTGGTGCAACAAGCACTACTTGCGATGGTCTCATCATGGTGATCCGCTGGGTGGCGTGTCGGGTCCAAGCGTGCGTAAAGTGCGCGACTTTCCTGACGGTACGCGAGAGTGCACCGGCTGTGGAGAACGGAAAGCGCTGGACCAGTTCGACAAAGACCAGAACGCTTCACATGGGCGGAGGAGTAAGTGCAAGGCGTGCAGGTCAGAGCAGATGCATGCACTGTATATCCGCGACTCCGAGTCGAAACGCGAGTACATGCGTCGGAGGCTACGGGCAGACCCTGCGCACGTCCGATCTCTCGACGCGAAGCGGTACCAGCGGGATAAAGAGAAGCGAGTCGCCTTAGCGACTGAGGCGGTTCATGTACGACGTGCCCGTCTCGCTGGGGGGAAAGTCGACCGTGGTATTTCTCGACGTTCCTTACGGGAGCGCGACGGTGAGTTCTGCTGCTATTGCGGCTGCAAGATGCGTTTCCGGCTAAAAGCTAAGGGCGAATATGACCCACGACTGGCGACCATCGAGCACGTGTTGCCTATCAGCAAGGGCGGTTCACACACGTGGGACAACGTGCGCTTGTCCTGTTGGGAGTGCAATGTTCGGCAAGGTAACAGGCAGACATTCACAGTGATCGGTGGTGCCGATGTCGAAGAAACTTGTCGGCAAAACAGTGCCTCGGATCTGGACAAAGCCGCTTCGTGAATTGACGCCTGAGACATCGCTCGGGTTCGAGGTGATCGAGTTTGCCAGAGTGGTGCTGCAGGTCGAGTTGCGGCCGTGGCAGCAGTGGTTGTTGATCCATGCGCTTGAGCTCCTGCCGGATGGCCAGTACCGGTTTCGTCGTGTCGTCGTCCTAGTTGCCAGACAGGCAGGGAAGACGATGCTGGCGAGTGTGCTGGCGGCGTGGTGGTTGTTTGTTGATTCGACGCGTCGCCCGGATATGGTGCCTCCGTTCAAGTTCAAGGTTGTTGGCACGGCGCAGAATCTTGACATTGCGCGTGAGCCTTGGGCTCAGGTGAAGTTGTGGGCGAATCCTAAACCTGATCCTGATGATGAAGTGTTCGTGATTCCTGACCTGCAGGCGGCGACGAGTCATGTGCGTGATGCGAATGGTGAGCTTGGCATTTTTGGTCGCAATCGTGCCCATTATGAGGTGCGTGCTGCGAAGAATGCTCGGGGGAAGCCTGCTGCGCGGGTGCTGATGGATGAGGTTCGCGAGCAACACAACTGGCTGGCGTGGAATGCGGTCTCGCAGACTACGAAGTCGTTTTGGTCTGGTCAGTTGTGGGCGATCTCGAATGCTGGGAGTTCTCAGGCTGTGGTGCTGAAGGCACAGCGGGAGGCTGCATTGCAGGCGTTGGCTGCATGGGAGCAGTACGTCGAGGACGGGATCATGGACGCGGATGAGTTCGCGAATGAGCATGATGCGTCGATCGGTCTGTTTGAGTGGTCTGCGCCTGATGGGTGTGATCCGGATGATGTCGATGGCATTCTGCAGGCGAACCCGTCTATTGGGTCGCCTGGCTGTGCTGTCACGGTGCGTTCGTGCATTTCAGACTCGAAGACGATGCCGGAGGCCGACTTCCGCACTGAGGTGCTGTGTCAGTGGGTGACCTCGCAGGTGGTTTCCTTCATCGACATCCGCGACTGGAGGCGCTGTGAGGTGCCACCAGACAAGATCAAGGTTCCGAAGGGATCCCGGACGGTGTGGGGTGTGGACACCTCGCAGGATCGGTCGATGACTTTTGTCGCGTCGGCCACTCGTCTTGCGGATGGCCGCCCCTTCGTGCAGGTGATCGCCGCGCGGGCGGGGATGTTGTGGCTTCCGGACTGGCTTGCCGAGCAGGCGCAGGATTCGGGGTTCACCGAGGTGGCGCTGCAATCGCGGGGTGCGCCGGCGATGGAGTTTGTCTCCCAGCTTGAGCGCAATGGTCTCACGGTGCACGGAATCGACGGATCCCATGTGGGGTCGGCGACCGGCACCCTGCGGGATCGGGTGCGCGACGGGCTGCTGGTGACCGTCCCGCAGCCTGACGTCGAGGTGGCTGTGCAGGGTGGCTTGACGCGGCGCTACGCCGAGAATGATGCGTGGAGCAGGGTCGAAAGCTTGCCTGTTGATATTGCGCCGCTTGCGGCGATGACTTGGGCGCTCTTCGGGCTCGAAACGTGCGAACCCGAAGACAAAAAGAGTGCATATTTCGATCACGGACTGATGGTCTTCTGACCGCGGAGAGGAGGGCCATGTCGATCTTGTCCTCGCTCAAGGAGCTGCTTACGAGGCCCTTGTGGCAGGTGGGGATCTCGCCGGTCCTCACACCCGACACGGTGCTCGGGCAGAGCCCGGAGCAGCTTTTCCGGACCCAGGCGAACCTGCGCACTGTGGTTGACTTCCAGGCTCGCAATGTGGCCCAGCTGGGGTTGCAGTTCTTTGAGCGGGTGTCGGACACTGACCGTCGGCGCGTCACTGACGACCCGCTCATCAAGCTTCTCAAGCGGCCCAATGGGCGAATGACAGGCTATGAGCTCCTCGATGATCTGGTGCACTCGCTTGCGCTTCATGATGTCGCTTTCTGGCTCCTTGCCGAGGATGCAGATTCCGAGTCCGGGTGGGTCATCAATCCGATTCCGGCGACATGGGTCGTGGGACAGAGTGGCGGAGATCTCTTCGCACCCGGGACCTACATCGTGGATCCGGGGAATGGCACGCGCACGGAGATCCCTGCCGACCAGATGCTGGTCTTTCACGGCTGGAATCCTTCCGACCCGACTTTGGGTGTGTCCCGGGTGGAAGCGTTGAAGGACATCCTTGCCGAGCAGGTGGAGGCGTGGGTCTTCCGTCGTCAGCTGTGGAAGCGCGGCGGCAGGATCGGGACTTATTTGACCAGGCCGAAGGATGCGCCTTCTTGGGACAAGGAGTCCCGGGATCGCTTCAGCAGCGGGTGGAAGGAATTCCAGGCGTCTGGGGCGAAGGCTGGTTCCACGCCGGTCCTTGAGGATGGCATGGAGATGAAGCGCGTCGGCTTCACCGCCCACGAGGAGGAATGGTCCAGCGTGGCCAAGCTCTCGCTGGCGACCGTCGCGCAGGTTTTCCAGATCAATCCGGTCATGGTCGGGCTTCTTGAGGGTGCGACGCTGGCGAACACCCGCGAGTTCCGAAAGATGCTCTATTCGGAGACTCTCGGCCCGCTTTTGAGCTTCATTTCGGACCGCATCAACGCTTTCCTTGTTCCCCGCATCTCCAAGGTGGCCGACGGGTATGTCGAGTTTAACATTGCCTCGAAGCTTCAGGGCGATTTTGAGGAGCAGGCGTCGGTGTTGTCCACCTCGACGGGTGCCCCATGGATGACCGTCAACGAGGCGCGCGCCCGGCAGAACCTGCCCCGCAAGGACGGCGGCGACGATCTGGTGGTGCCGCTCAACGTGATCAAGGGGGGTCAGGCGTCGCCACAAGATGGCGGTGATCCGCTCCCGGCGGTCAACGGTGTCGTGTCTGAATCGAAGCGGCGGCAGGACCGGATCATCGCGACCAAGGCTGGCGCTGACGTGCCGGTCGATTGGGGCCGGTGGGAGAAGGAGCTGACCGCCGATCTGGTGGTCAAGGCGGGACTCGACCAGGTCAATGCGGCAGTAACGGCGCGCGATGTCGTGCAGGCGACAAGGCAGGAGAACCAATGAGGCACAAGATCAAGAGCACCGAGACCCGGATCAAGGCGGGGCCTGATGCTGGACTCAAGGACGGCGAGTTCACGGCGTATCCGTCCACGTTCACCCGCCAGCCGGACAGCTACGGCGATGTGGTCGCGAAGGGTGCTTTCGCCGACACGATCAAGGCGTGGAAGGACTCCGGCAGGACGATGCCGGGCCTGTTCGGGCACCGCATGGACGATCCTGAGCTGTTTGTGGCGTCGGCGACCGACATGGGCGAGGACGATCATGGCTGGTGGGTGAAAGGCATCTTCGACCTGGACAACCCCAAGGCTGTCCAAGTGTACAGGTTGGTGAAGTCCGGACGCCTCAGCCAGCTGTCGTTCGCTTTCGATGTGGACGATGAGGCGACGGTCGAACTCGACGACGGAACCAAGGCCAACGAGTTGCGCAAGCTCAAGGTCTTCGAGTTCTCGTTTGTGCCGATCGGCGCGAATCAGGATACCTCCATCGTGGCGGTGAAGACCCCCGGGGACGATCAGTCTTCCGATGATGGCGACGCCGCCCTCTCCGATGAGGCCGCAGCGGTCTTGTCTGAAGTGCTCGACGTGCTCACCAATTCCGTCGAGAAGATCAAGAACCTCCTGGCCCCGTCGGGGTCGGGATCAGATGACGTCCAGGCCAGCGGTCAAGCCGATGCCAATGACGAGGAGCCGTCCTCTGCGCCGGCCAAGTCAAAGGAGCACGGTGTCAGCCCGTCCGCTCAGACGCTGTCACTCCAAATCGACATTGCCGCCCTTTCGGGGCAGGAAGGAGATTCTCGATGAATCTCAAGGAGCAGCGCAAGGCCAAGATGGCCGAGGCGCTCAATTTCAAGGCGCGCATCAAGGCTGGCGATGCCCTCAGCGACGACGAGGTGAAGGCTCTCACGGCGCTGCTGGGTGACATCGAGTCTTTGGATGCCCAGATCGCGAAGGCTGAAGAGAATGCGAAGGTGCTCGCGTCGGTGGCGCAGCTTCCCGATGCTGACTCCGAGAAGCCGACCGGAACCGATGGTGGAGCGAAGGCATCCTCGCTGGGGGCCCACTTCATCAAGGAGCTCAAGGCGTCGGGCCGGTCGTTGAAGGATCCGGGATCTTTCGTGTCCACCGAGTTCAAGGCCGCCACCGACACACAGTCGGTCGGCAGTGCTGGTGGCGCGTTCGGTCCGCTGATCACCGACGTCGATCGCACCCCGGTGATTCCGTTCCAGCGTCCGCTGGCCGTGGCTGACCTGATGGCGTCCGGCAGCGTGTCCGGAAACGCGATCACCTATCCGGTGTTCGGGGCGCTTGAGGGCACGTCGACTTTCGTCGCCGAGGGTGCCGCCAAGCCGCAGCTGCATGTGGCCAACCCGGAATGGAAGACCGATGCTCTGGGTGAGATCGCCGCCTGGTTCAAGGTGACCGACGACATGGCAGAGGATATTCCCTACCTCGTCTCGGAGATCCAGTCCACTGCGATCTACGACCTTGCGCTGCGTGAGGAGCTGGCGTTGCTGTCCGGTGATGGTTCGGCTTCGAGCATCACCGGCATCCTGAACCGTCCGGGTGTCCAGACGATCGCGAAGGGCACGGACTCTGATCCGGACCGGATCTTCTCGGCGATCTCGAAGGTGCAGGAGGTGACTGGTTTCGTCGCTGACGGCATCGTCATCAACCCCGCCGACTATCAGGCGATTCGTCTGTCGAAGGACGCAAACGGACAGTATTTCGGCGGCGGTTTCTTCTCCGGCCAGTACGGCACCGGCGGGATCGTCCAGAATCCTCCGCTGTGGGGACTCAAGACGGTGGTCACTTCGTCGATCGCACAGGGGACGACCGTGGTGGGTCCTTTCAAGGCGGCCGCGAAGGTGTTCCGCAAGGGTGGTCTGCGTGTGGAGTCCACCAATTCCCACGCCGACGATTTCACCAACGACAAGATCACGATCCGGATCCGTGAGCGCCTCGGGCTTCAGGTGAAGTATCCGTCGGCTTTCGTGAAGGTCGCCCTCGGCACTGCTGGCAAGTGACCTGATGCGCATCTATGAGGTGGGCGGGCATCGGTTCCAGTTCGCGGAGGGTGATGTTCCCCCCGGAGCTGTCGAAGTGCCGGATCCGTCTGTGAAGGTGAAGGTGCCGCCACCGAAGCGCACCAAGGAACCGGGCCCGCGCAAGCCGGCCCGAGAACCCGGCAAGTGAGTGACAGGGGGCGACATGTCGAAGGCACCTGACATCATCGGATCGGCCACACCGGTCGATTCGGCGTTCTGGATGCAGGCTGCGCAGGCGGTGGTGCGCCGCTTCTGCGGCTGGCATGTCGCCCCCTCTGTCACCGAGACGCTGAAGGTCACCGGGTCGGGTGGACGCCACCTCACTCTCCCGTCCGGACATGTCACCGGGCTGTCCAAGGTTTCAGTGTGCGGAACCGTCCTTGACATTGAGTCATCGATGGACTGGGATCAGGCGGGCGTCGTGGTGCTTCGTCCCGGCATGGGGCTGTGGCCGGACGTTCCGGGGGCGGTCGAGGTGACACTGACTCACGGGTGGGATCCAGACGAGGTGCCCGAGGTGGCAGCGCTCATTGCGACTCTCGCCCAGCGGGCCGCGTCCGGTCCCGGTGTGGTCGCTTCCCAGTCGGTCAACGGCGCTTCGGTGGCCTATTTGACCGCCGGCGGGGTCCCGTTGGGGATTCCGCTGCTGGAGATCGAGAAGCAGATCCTCGATCCTTTCCGGCTGGTGTGGGGTCCGGCGGCATGAACGTTGGCGACTTCCTGGCAGGTGGCGGGGGATTCCACATGGCCCATCTGGACACGTTCACGAGGCGGCGGGCGGCAACCAAGACCGACCCATACGACGCAGACTCGGTGATTGAGGACTGGGAGCACCCAGACGAGATTGAGGTACGGGGCTTCCTGTCGTCGGGGATGTCGTCGGAGCGGCCGGACGTTGTTCGTTCCGAGCTGGTGACCACCGCCCAACTGATCATCCCGGGCCCGGATGCCGATGTGCGACGCGGCGACGAGATCGCCGGTGCCGCCGGCACATGGCGGGTGCAGGGGATCGTCGAGCGCGACATGAATCCATTCACCGGCTGGCGCCCCACGCTGGTGGTGACCCTTCAGGAGGTGACTGGCTGATGGCCAGGGATCAGAACGGATCGATCGACTTCAACCCGAAATTTTTCAACAACATCATGAAGACCGCCGGCGTCGTTAAGTTGTCGAAGGCGGCTGCCGAGAAGGCGGCTGGGATAGCACGGGCTACAGCTCCTTATAAAAGTGGCGACTATCAGCGCGGCATCAAGGTGGTAGAGCGCGATGCGCGCTATCGCGGCACGTGGCAGGTGGTCGGTACCGACTGGAAGACGCTGCTCGTCGAGTCCAGGACCGGCAATCTGGCACGGGCCCTGAAGGCGGCGAAGACCGCATGAGCCGCGTTACGCCTCCCGACATGGAGGCATGGCTCGCCGACTATTTGCGCGCCGAACTGGCTGCCGAGGGTCTGGACGTGCAGGTCTCCAACAAGGAGCCGAAAACGCTCACCACGCCGTTGAAGCGTCCGCTGGTGGTGATCCGGGATGATTCCGGCTCGCGCTTGGACTGGGTCACCTTCGACCGGTCCCTCGGCGTGAGCGTGCTGGCAGGCACCAGGGCCGACGATAAGAAGGCTAATGACCTTGCTCGGCTCGTGGCGTCGATCCTTGGTGACGACGCCATCGCTACTGTCCATGGGTCACCGATCGCAGCTGTCGAATGGGACGGCTGTAACGGGCCCTATGCTGTGTTCGAGGACCACGATGTGGCGCGCCGCTATTTGACGTTGCAATTCACTGTCGTCGGCACTTATTGATACCCACGACCCAATTAATGTCATCCCGCCCGGGGTGGCTTTTTTGATGCCCCGAGGAGGCAATCATGGCGCAAGACACTGAAGGCAACGACCTGAATTCAGTCGGCATCCCGCTGACCGGATTCATCGCCGTCCAGCTGGAGGGGGCTCCCACCTTCGTGGAGGCTGCGACTGGCGGCACCGAGAAGGTGGAGCTGCCCGTCGGATACGTCAAGGTCGGGCTGTTCAAGGATGACGGCGGCCCGCAGGATGCGTCCGACAAGGACGACGACATCGAATTCTTCCAGGATGGCTACAAGCTCGGCGGCAAGCAGACCCGTACCGTGCAGGTCACCCTGGCCGAATTCAACGATATTGTGCGCGAGCTGATGGCGGGCAAGAAGCCCGATGTGAACGGAATGATCGTGGTGGACGAGGACAACAACAATTCCTTCCCCATTTTCACCGCTGTCAAGTTCAAGAATGGTGTGACAGTCCGCCGTAACGGGATGGGTCGCATTCAGAAGATCGAGCCCGATCAGGACACGCGCGGCGAGGTCAAGGGGAACGCCGTCACCTTCGAGTGGCTCTTCAGCGATGAGATCGGCGGCAAGTTCCGCGAATGGGTCTTCCGCCCCGCCGCGCCCAAGGTGCCTGCCTCGCCAAGCGGCCTCGGCAAGTGAGCCCCAATCCCCATTGAACCGGTGGGCCGGGGCGCTATCGGGTCGCCCCGGCCCACCTTTGCATCCAACCCGAAAACCCGAAAGGAATGGCCATGGCCACAAAGACCGACAAGACCGACGAGTACGACTTCGATGCCTGGAGCGACAGCGACGAGGAGAAGGCCATCGAGGCCGTTGCCACGTCCATCAAGGTGCCCCACATCATCGTGGAGAACAGTTTCGTGGGCCGTTTCCCGTCCGGACAGATCGTCAAGGTGCCGCTGCGGGTGCCCGTCGAGATCGCCGACATTGCCGATCAGGAGACCAATCCGGTCGATCAGCTGCGCGCGATCCTCGACAAGCTCGGCGACAAGAAAGCCACCGAGACGATCCTGTCGCAAGGGCTGCTGGAGACGGTCGCCTTCGCGAATTCATACTTTATGACGATCCAGAAGATTGCCGGGGCGAGCCTCCCCCAATCATCTGGGCCGCTCGCCTGATCCGGGACAACCGGGTCGAGGCTGCGGCCAGCCTGCGACAATGCGGTGCTTCGCTGAGCGCGATCGGCACCGAGCGGCAGACATGGGGCGAGACCTGCGTGCTGCTTGAGGCCGCCTCCTCGGACACGTCCACCCCGCTCGGCGCGAAGCTGGCGGGCTGGGCGTTCCCGGCGTCGGTGGTGGAGATTCTGCTTCTGTCGGCCACCATCGGGGACCCCGATGTCGCCAGGAAGGTCATGCCGTGGGAGATGGCCGACGCACAGCGCAGGGCTGAGGCATCCAAGCCCAGTCAGATCGAGATCGACCAGGCAACCGCCGAGCTCGACGAGGAAATCATCTTCGCCACCAAATAATTGGAATAGCACGGGAGGTGCCCATGTCCTCTGAGGTCGGCTCTGGCCACATTTCGATCTTCCCTGTGATGAAGGGTTTCAAGGCCGCGATCTCCAAGGAGACCAAGGGTGCGGCCTCAGAGGCGAAGGCATCATTCTCGGCGGGCATGAAGGGCGCTGGCACCAAGTCCGGCACCCTGCTGGGCCGGGAAGTGAAGACCTCGTTCTCGTCGGCGACCAGCGATCTGGCCGGGTCGGGCCTGAAGCGACTCCAGGGTGATGTCGCGTCGGCTGCCGCCGCCCTGTCGAAGTCTCGGCTCAAGCAGCAGGATGAGGCTGGACGTGTCCGTGTCGCGGAGGCACGCCTGTCGGAGGCGGTCGAAAAGTCCGGGGCTGACTCGGCTGCCGCCGTGGCGGCCGGGGAGCGCCTGGAGGCTGCCCGGCGCCGTGCTGCGTCGGCGACCGATGCGGTGTCTGCTGCCAGCGACCGGTTGAGGGCTTCCCAGTCGTCCCTGTCGTCGGTGATGTCCTCTGCGAGCGTCTCCAGCACAGGCATGTTCGGGTCGCTCAAGGCTGGCCTGTCGAACTTCCAGGCGGGTTTCAAGAGCCTGGATGCTGGCAGGTCGTCGGTGACTGGCGTGGCCGGGGCGTTTGGTTCGCTCGCCTCAGCGCTGACTGGTCCTGTTCAGGGTGCCGTGTCGCGATTCTCGGCGGGCTGGCAGAACGCCGAGCTCGCGGTGGTCGATGGTGCCGGTGTGTTCGGCAGGCTCGGTGGGGTGGCTGCGTCGGCGACCTCGACGGTAGCGGGACATTTCACGAAGCTGGGCGGCACGCTGTCTGGCTGGGGCAGCTCGATCGCTGGTGTTCTGCAGCCTGCTGCCGCCAATGTGGCGGCTTTCGGTATCGGGGTCGGGCGATCTTTCGCCTCTGTCGGGTCAGCGATCGCCGCCCCGTTTTCTGGGATTGCCTCGAAGGTTGGTGGATTTCTCGGCCCTGTCGGGTCTGCCGTGTCTGCGCTCGGTGCGAAGCTGGCACCGTCGATCTCCTCGGGTGTGTCGTCGATGGCGGCGACGTTCATGTCCGGACTCTCGTCGATGGCGTCGGCGGCACGCTCGAAAGCATCCGAGATCGCTTCCGCCCTCGGCGACGGCCTGAAGGGTGCAGCGACTGGGGCGGTGGCGGCGGTGGCCGGGGGGATCGGTTATGCCTTGGCGGGTGGTTTCACCCGCATGGAGGCTCTCGATACTGCCCAGGCGAAGCTTCGCGGGCTCGGGAACAGCGCCCAGGACGTGGCGGGCATCATGAAGTCCGCCAACGCATCAGTGAAGGGGACCACTTTCGGGCTTGATGAGGCTGCCACGACTGCTGCTGGCGCGGTGGCGGCGGGCATCAAGCCGGGCACCCAGCTCGACGGGGTGTTGAAGAACGTCGCGAATGCAGCTGCCGCGACTGGACGCCCGATGTCCGAAATGGGGGCGATCTTCAACAAGGTCGCCGCTTCGGGCAAGGCGCAGACCGATGACATCCGTCAGCTTGCTGATTCAGGTCTGCCGATCTGGCAGAAGCTTGCCGACGGGATGGGTGTCACCACCGAGCAGGCCCAAAAGATGGCCTCCGATGGGAAGATCAGTTTCCAGCAATTCTCCGATGCTGCTGCTGCCGCGTCGGGCAACGTGGCGGAAGAACTTGGCAAGACTGTGCCGGGCGCTTTCAGCAATCTCAAGGCGTCGATCAAGCGCATCGGCCAGAACTTGTGGGGCAACGATCCGCTGAACACATCGGGCATCTATGCCCATCTCGGTCCTCTGATCGCCTCAATCACCAAGGCCCTCGGCCCGGTGGAGGATGTCGCGAAGCGAGTCGGAAATGCTCTCGGCAACTCGATAGGCCCGGTCCTTGACAAGATCACCGCCGGATTCAACGGCCTCAAGGGTGGTCTGTCGGGGATCGGTCCGCTGCTTGGTCCGATCGCCGGGGCGGTGGCTGCTCTTGGTGCCGGTGGACTGGCTCCAATGGTCGGCACGCTCGGCAAGATCGTCCCCGGTTTGGGTGGACTGTCGTCTGGCCTGGGCATGCTGGGCGGTCCGTTGGGGATCGCGGCGGCAGCGTTCGCCGGGTTCGTCGCCACCGGCGCGGACACTGGCAAGCTGGTCGCCGGGGTGCAGGGCTTCGTCACATCTGTGACTTCGATGATCCCCGGCGTCGTGTCAACGATCGCGACAATGGTCCCCCAGATGGTCTCCGCGATTGTTGGTGCGATCCCGGCGTTCCTGAACGCAGGGGTGGGCATCGTGAACTCGCTGATCCAGGGGATCGTCGTTGCGGTCCCGGCGATCGCGACAGGGGCGGTGCAGCTGATCCAGGGACTGGTGACAGCGATCACCGCGAACCTGCCGATGATCATCACCGCTGCGCTGGGTCTGATCAACTCGCTGGTGCAGGGCATCATCACGGCCCTGCCCGTGCTGCTCCAGGCTGGCTTGCAGATCATCACAGCCCTGATCCAGGGGATCGTGACAGCGTTGCCGATGATTGTCCAGGGCGCGGTGCAGCTGGTGACAGGTCTGCTGACCGGGATCGTCCAGATGCTCCCCATGATCATCCAGGCTGGCATGCAGCTGCTGATCGCTTTGGTGCAGGGCATCATCTCGATGCTGCCGACGCTGTTGCAGTCGGCGATCGATCTGGTGATGGGCCTGATGAACGCGATCTTGCAGAATCTGCCTCAGATCATCCAGGCGGGCATCCAGCTGCTGATGGCGCTCATCCAGGGCATCATCCAGATCCTGCCGCAGCTGATCACGACCGGCATCACGCTGATCATCCAGCTTATCGGCGGGATCATCGGGATGCTGCCGCAGCTGATCTCCGCCGGCATCCAGCTGTTGATCGCGCTGGCTGGTGGTCTGGTGTCGGCGATCCCTCAGCTGATCAGGATGATCCCCCAGATCATCACCGCCATTAAGAACGCCTTCACTTCGATTGATTGGGGCGAGATCGGTGGCCAGATCCTTGCCGGGATCGGGGACGGCATCAAGTCGGCCGTGGGTGGCCTGGTGAACGCCGCCAAGAACGCCGCGAAGGCCGCCGTTGATGGCGTCAAGGGCTTCCTTGGGATCCATTCGCCCTCGCGGCTGATGCGTGACCAGGTGGGCCGGATGATGGCCGAGGGCATGGCTGTGGGCATCGATGATGGTGCCCCGATGGTGGTCAACTCGGCCCGAGCCGCCGCCCAGCTGGCCGCCGACCAGGCTCGTGCCGCGTCTGCGGTGCTGTCAATGTCCGCCCGGAGGGCCGCTGCCGTTGCTTCGCCCGGTCAGGGTGGGGTTGGCGGTGGTCGTCAGGTGACGATCAATCAGACGGTGAACACCAATGATCCGGGCGCGGTTGTGGCCGCGCTGCGGAACGCTGAGCGGACTCAACTGGGGGTGGCGTGATGTTGGTGACGATTGCTTCTGATGTGGACACGCTGATGCTGCCGGGCGGCCCGGATGTGTCGGCGGGCGATGTGTGGGGGGTTTTGGCTGACGGTCTGGATGGTGTGTGGGGTGGGGTGGATCAGCGGGCGTCGGAGACGGACAATCCGTCTGGCGGCGGGTCGCTGTGGCCGGGCCGTGTGGTCCCGGCCGCCCGCTACATCACGATCCGCTTCGCCCACCGGTCGAACACGTCGGCGGTGGCGGAGATGGAGGCCCGCGATAGGATCGCCGGGCTGACGGGTCGGCGTCTGACGGTGGGTGTGGACACTGATGCGGGGCATCGTGAGATCGCCGGGATCATCAAGACAAAGCCCGAGTTCGCGCACAAGGATCCATGGACGTGCACGTGCGGGGTGGTGATCTGGTGCCCTGACCCGTTGTGGCGGGGGATGCCGGTCACCACGTCAGGCCGGTGGGGTGCGACCACATCGGGCGGCGGTCTTCGTTATCCGCTCTATGACGCGGGTGGGACGCTTTTCTACGACATTTCGGCGCCGCTGAACAGAATCATGGTTCCGAATGTGGGCCGTGAGGCGTCGTGGCCGATCCTGACGACTGACGGGCCTGCCGAGTGGGTGCGCTTCACGTGCGCCGGTCGGGTGGTCGAGATGATGCATCCGAGCAACACGTTGCGGATCGATTGCAATGCGGGGACGGCACAGGACCTGTCTGGTGATGTGACTGCATGGCTGACCCGTGACGATTTCTTCAAAATCATGCCGGGCGGCGCGGACGTGTCTTTCCAGGCGTCCGGCCCGGTCGGGTTTGCGGTGGAGGTGGCTCCGGCATGGCTGTGATCGCTTTTGACCTGGTGACCGGGCGCATGGTGACTCGCGTCGCGGCATCGGGATGGTCGTGGACCCGAGAGTTGTCAAAGGTGGGGACGTTCGAGGCGAAGGTCACCGACACCGACGCGGCCCTCCCCCAGCGGCTGTGGGAAAACGCGCGCCCCTGGCGGACGGTGTTGGTGGATGCCGACTGGGTCGATCATCCCGACGGGCGCGGCATCGACGCTCACGCTTCGGGGGTGGTGCACAGCCGCAATTTCGATGTTGCCAACGCCACGCTCACCTGCGATGGCTTCGGGTCGGTGTTTTCCAAGCTTCTCGTGATCTCAGCGGCACTGCGGGACGCGGCGGTGTCGGGCCAGATCATCGACCACGAGGCTGAGGATGTGGTGGTGCCGCAGGAGTGGATGGTGCACGTTTCGGGATCGACAGGCGACATGATCCGCCAGCTGGTGGAGCTTGCCCTTCAATGGCAATCCTTCCCGGTCATCCTTCCCACCCAGCAAGGCGGCACCCAATATCGCGACTACTTCGGCACAGATTTGGCGCTGGTGTCGGACCGGATCGACGACATCGCCGGGCTCCAGGGCGGTGCGGAATGGACGTGGGTGCCCCAGATCATCGGCGGGAGGCTCTTCCACCGCCTCGACATCGGATCCCCGGAGCTCGTGCCGCAACGCCACCGGATCGACGCCACTCTGGACGGTGTTCCGGTCACTGAGGTGACGCTGGACGAGTCGGGGGCCGACATGGCAACTGACGTGTGGGCGTCGGGCGGCAAGCAAGACGACAAGATTCTCATCTCCCGGGCGACCTCGACCGCCCTCACGTCGCAGGGGTGGCCGCGCCTGATGGCCACCAACACGTCCCACCAGTCGGTGTCGGAGATCCCCACCCTGGCTGACCATGCGCAGACCGCCGCCCGCAGGGGCGCGGCACCGTCGCAGGTTTTCAGCTTCAAGGTGCGCCGTGATTTCCGCGACGTCGCGCCGGGGGACTGGATCGATCTGAAGTGGCAGTCGTGGTTCATGCCAGAGGCGCAATGGTGGGCACTCAAGGTGCTCCAGGTGTCCGGCGATGAGGGTGAGTGGTTGACGATCCGTGCGAGAGAGAGGGTTGCCTGATGGGCGTCTACGATCCGATCCCGTCGAGCAGCCCGCTCGTGGGGGTTGCGAAGGATCTGCGGCGCCGCCAGCGCCGTCAGGCCGACACGACAGCGGGCCAGCTGCACAACACGGCGACCCGCACCAAGGAGCAATTCGACTTCCTGTTGCGTCAGACCGGGTCTGATGTGACCGACAGTTCCACTGGTCCCGAGGGGATCGTGGGTGGCGACGATGCGGTGCATTGGCTGGACTTTCAGGCGGGCGTGGATCCGTCGGTTGAGGTGACGACGTCCTCAACGGGCGTGGTCAACGTCTCCTGGGGCACGCTGCTTTCCGTGCGGGGCACCGGGATGGCGAACTCGAAGGTGATGGTGGGAGGCTACGTCGGTCTCGAGGTGCTTGATGGGTTCGAGGTCGTGGTGCCGATCGACCAGAACTGGGCGGCCCAGAGCTACGCGGAATCGTATCGGATGGCGGTCATGCGCGGCCGTGTCACGTCACAGCGCAGGCTCGCGCTGACGCCAAACCGCCGTTATGTCTTCCGGTGTCGGCGTGGCTATTACGCGTTGACGACTAATGACGCGGCTGCCGAAATCAAATTCGGGCCGGGCACGTCGATCACAGTGGACAAGTTGGGGGTGTGACTCATGGTGGATGTCTTTCGTGGCCTCGGTGTCGCCGGGTGGGACGCGGGCAAGCAGGAGCCGTTGGGGGTGGTGACGCCTTCGGAGCACCGCCGGTCGGTGCAGATGCTCGCCGCCTGGCAGGGATGCTTCGCCTCGGCCGGGATGCTGGCCGAGCTCACCGCCCTGGCGGGCTCGACGAAGGTCAAGCTGGGCGCCGGGCAGGCAGCGATTTCCGCGCCGAACGGCGGCTGGTACCTGCCGTCATGGCCCGCCACGACGCTGGATGTGGGGTCGGGCGCGGCGCAGGACAGGATCGTGACGATCACGGTCACCCAGCGCGATTACGAGGTGGATGCATCCGCGCTGACTTCTCCGGCGGTGATTTCGGTGCTGACCGGGACGGCGTCGGCGACCCCGCAGCCGCCCGTGGTGCCCTCCGGTGCCTTGGCGCTGTGGCAGATCCGTGTGCCTGCCGGTGCGAGCGATTCGTCGAGCTTCGTCCGCTCGCGGGTGCATTTGTGGACTGCCCCGGTGGGTGGCACGGTGCCGATGGCGACCGCCACCGACCTCGCTCGCCATGGCGGTGTGCCGGTCGGGACGCGGGCGCAGATCTGCGACACCGGCGACATTTGGCAGCTCACGGGCACCGGATGGTTCCCTGATCGTCCGGTCGGGCAGCTGGTGCATCTTCAGGACAGTGCCGCGCCGAGTGGGGTCCTGCCGTTGATTAACGCGGGATCAGTTGTGGTGCATGTGGACAGCAACGGATTCGGCGGCTTCAATTTCGATCCGCCTTTCCCGAGTCATCTGACCACGGTGGTGGCGTCGTCGGGTGATTCAAGGGCCCATGATGGGCCGATCGCTGATGGGTCGCTGCTGTCGGACCGGTGGATGTGCCGGTTCCACGCCCCCGGCAGGTCGAATGTGCCAGTCAGGGTCAACTTTGTGGCGGTGGGATTCTGATGACCATTTCAGCGAAGCCAGCAATCATCTTCGCCGACATCGTGCTGAGCGTCGGGCGGGAAACCCGGATCGGATTCCGGCTTTTCGACCGGGAGCGGACCCCCATTGATGTGTCGGGCGCGCGGGCGTCGATCACGGTCACCGACCGCCACAAGGCTCTGCTGCTGACGGCGGAGGGTGTGGCGCAGGACAACACGGTGATGTTCTTCCTCGAGTCGCCCCAGACGGTACCGGATGTGGGCGAATACGTGGCGACCATCGACCCGAACCCTTTCAACCAGCCCCGCGTCGCGCAGGGGCTGGTGCGATTCGACAGGACGGCAACCAGATGAGCAGCGTAATCCAGTACATTGATGGTTTCGGTGACGTGGCGATCCCCGGACCCCGCGGACCCCAGGGCGATAAGGGCGAGCCCGGGCCCAAGGGCGATAAGGGCGAGCCCGGGCCCAAGGGCGACACCGGGGACGTGACGCCGCAGGCGCAGGCCGCTGCTGATGCTGCATCGGCGAAGGCTGCCGCTGCTGCCGTCTCAGCGAAGGCTGCCGCCGACTCTGCTGCCGCCGCGCAGGGAGCTGCTCCGTCCGACGCCAACATTGCGCCGATCATCGCTGGCGGGCCGAAGACTGCTGAGGCGGTGCGGAAGGCGGCGCTGGCTGCTTTCCCGACGACCGGGCCGACGATCTTCACGCACTTCTTGACGCGCGACGAGGCCCTCCATGTGGCGATCTCCACCGACGGTGTGACGGTGGAGGACACCGGCCTGCGGTGGAAGCCGAAGAACGACACCACCCTGGGGGAGTGCTTCGTGCGCGACCCATCGGTGTGCTTCTGGAAGGGCGCCTATTGGGTCGCCTTCACCCGCCCCACGACGGGCGGTGGCGGAGCCTGGGGGACCACCAAGAGTTTCGGGCTGATGAAGACCACGGACTGGCGGACCTTCACAGAGCTTCCGCCGGTGGCCATGCCGAGTCAATTTCAGCAGACGTGGGCGCCGCAGTGGTTCATCGGCTCCGACGGGGCCCCGCATATCTTTGTGGCCCTCGGCACCACCACCACGTCCAACGCGTACTTCACCCAGTATGAGCTGCGGCCGCTCGATGACGCGATGACGTCCTGGTCGGACCCGGTGGTCATGTCTGGACTGCCAGCGAATTGCATCGATGTCGCGGTGATCGAGGACGCCGGGACCTTCCACGCCTTTCCGTCCAACCAGAAGACGTCAACGGTCGAGCAGTGGACGTCAACCGGGCTCACCGGCCCCTACACCAAGCTGTCGGGCAGTGATTTCCCGGGCGCCGGTGTCGAAGGACCCCAGCCGGTGCCGCTGAAGACGGGCGGCTGGCGGATCTACGTGGACAACTATTCCCAGACCGATTGTGTCTATTTTTCCGATTCCACGGACCTTGTGCATTGGTCGGCGCTCAGGCCGGTCACCCTGCCGATGCGTCACGTCGGCGCGGTCGCGGTGGACTCCTTCGGTGCGCTACGCACCCGCGAGCTGTGGCAGCCGAACATCCCGGGCATGATGGGGATGGGGGCACCCTTCTGGGGCGTGCCCTTCGCCGCCGGGGACGTGCTGAAGGAATTCGCGCAGATCGTGTCCATGCGCACCGACGGCGGCGGCGAAATCGATCTGGCAAAGGCGGCCACGCTGGGCTTCACCGGCATCGATTACATCTCGGCCACCGCAGTGAGCAACGTAGAAATCCTGCAGATCGAGCCCGACGTGCGCGCATCCGACAGGATGATCCACGGCATCGCCCTGCGAGGACCGAGTACGCCGCAGACGAATACCGATGTGAAGGTCGCCTGGCGGGTGCTCGGCTGGGGTGATCCGAGCAAGCCATGAGCGGGGACGCTGACGTGACCAAGCAGGCCCCCCTGATCCGGCGCGTCTGGGCGATGCTCGCCGAGCCGAAGTCGGTGACGATCATGATGACGTTCGCCTACGGCGGACTGCTGGGGATGGGCTTCTCGTCGCTGGCTGGTGCCTCACCCGGCGGGCTGCGCGACATGATGGGCGGCCTGCTGATCGTGGGGGGCGTGTGTGGCCTGATCGGATGCCCAGCCGGCCAATGGTGGATCGAGCGGGCCGGGCTGGTCGCTGTCGCCGCCGCTTTCGCCGGGCACCTGTCCTTCGTTGTGGCTGTGTCCCCGCCCGACGGGCCGTGGGAGGTGGCCTCGGCGATCGGTGTGCTGGTGCTGGTGGCGACACGGTGGATCCGAATCAGGGCACTGCCCGCCGACCCGCGCCGGGCCCGACCGAATAACGCTGGTCGGGGGAGGCATGACTGATTTTCAGACGTGGATCACTGTGCTCGGCAGTGCCGGGATCCTCGGGGCGGCAGCCACACTCATCAAGGGCGTGATCGGGTGGCGCACCGGCAAGTCCGGCCGCAAGATGAGGGCCGCCCACGACGCGATTGACTCGCTGAATCTGGCGGGCTTGTGGGCTGAGGCCTACTGGCATGGCCGCGGCTATTGCCGCAGCCACCATGAATGGACCAGCGATTACGCCGACGGCTATCCGCCCCCACCCGACGACACCAACACACCCGACTAAGCCCCGCCTTGTGCGGGGCTTTTTCATCCTCAAAGACTTGGAGACTTACCATGGACTGGACCAATCTGAACGCTGACGTGACGAAGCTGATGAACGTGCACTTCACCCCCGGGCGTGAAGGCCACACGATCGACAAGATCGTGATTCACCACAACGGCGGCAACCTGAGCATCGACCAGATCTGGAATGTGTGGCAGGACCGTGAAGCATCGGCCCACTATCAGGTGCAATCTGATGGCCGTATCGGCCAGCTCGTCAACGACTGGGACACCGCCTGGCACGCCGGCGACTGGGACGCCAACCTGACCTCGATCGGCATCGAGCACGCCGACGACTCGACCGACCCGTGGCATGTGTCTGATGCTGCCGTCGATGCCGGCGCGCACCTGGTGGCTGCACTGTGTCGCGGCTACAACCTTGGCCGGCCGGAGTGGATGCGCAACGTCTTCCCGCACTCGCATTTCTCGGCGACCTCGTGCCCGGCCTCGCTGGCCGAGAATCAGCGCGCGGATTACATGTCACGGGCTCAGGCCTACTACGACGGCACTTCAGTGGCTGCCGCACCTGCTGCCCCGTCGGCACCTGCCGGGATCCACGTCGATCTTCCGAGCTGGACCCTCCCCGCAGGCCACTTCTACGGTCTCGTGAGCGGTGGCGAGGATTCGCACGGCGGCTACTACGAGGCCGAGCGACCGGCGATCCGCCAGATCCAACTGTGGCTCATCCGCCACGGCTACGCCGGCGCGGTGCCTGACAGTTGGGCGGACGGCATCTACGAGCAGCCCACCGCCGACGCCGTAGCGGCCTTCCAGCGCGCCGAGCGACCAAACTCCACGGACCGGTGGGGCGAGGTCTGGGCCGACGATCTGGCCACCATGGCCGCCAACAACGGCTGAGAGGGAGCATCATGTCCACGACCCTTGTCGCACTCATCTCTGTGCCGGGCATCCTCGCCCTGACCAACCTCATCAAGTCCCTCGGCGTGCCCGGGAAATGGTCGGCGCTGGTCGCCGTCCTGCTCGGCGTCGGCCTCAACGTCGCGAACTATCTGCTGCACGATGCGGGGCTGTGGCAGGCCGCCCAGCAGGGCCTCATCATGGGGCTCGGCGCAGCAGGCCTGTGGGACGTCACCAAGACCGACAGCCCCGGCGAGCTACCCAAGCGAGCCGAAGGGAACTCCTGAGAAACCGAAAATGATGCCGCCCACTGTGACCCTCACCGGCTCGTCGAGGAATGGAACCGGACCGGGAATCCCGTAGTAGGTACTGATGCGTAACAAGGGGTGTTACCTCCTGGGTTGTTGCCCAAGGGGGGAGCAGTGGCTTGTGCCACAGGAAACTCCGCTACGCTGGTGAAGACTCACAAGTCATCATCTGCGCCCCTTGGGCCAGAGACGGCCCGGGACTGTTGGAGCAGTCCCGGGCCGTCACATTCTTATGGGGGCACGTCGATCCAGGTGGACAAGCTGGGGGTCTGATCCCCCGATCTTCGCCGCCTGACATGCCGCGACCCAAAGAGCCGCCCACCTTGACCCCTCCCGGTCTTGGTGGGCGGCTCTTTTCGCGTCTGGACATGAAGAAGGGCACCCGGTCCGTGGCCGAATGCCCTTCACCCCCGCACATGCGGGGAACACTTCAACTCGATCACTCGTCTGCTACCGAACGAGGGATCACCCCCGCAGCTGCGGGGAAACCCACTGGCTTTAGTGTGTCATGGGCCCGGGCCGTTGGCAAGAGCCTGCGCCACACTGATGAAGCACCTTGAAGGCGAGGCAAATGGTCGGCGTCACGACCAGACCTACATACTGCCAGCCTCAATGAAGGCCCTCCCGAAGGAGGGAGAAGCGATGGGCCCAGTAGCCCTGGAGGGCGCACTGAATCAATTGGTTGTCAATTGGTTGTCAAACCTGACCCGTCGACGGGGAGTGAGGAGGTGGTACCGGCTGATCTACGCCTGAAACAGATGGAGCGGGCGACGGGAATCGAACCCGCGTGTCTAGCTTGGGAAACGGGCATCGTGCTAGTCTGGGGACCGCCGAAATGACGATTTCAGGCGTAAACCGGCCTCCGGTGTCTTACCCTGATAGCTGGGTGATAGCACCAGATTGGTTGTCAGATTGGTTGTCAGATCGCCCCAGGAGGATGGTCGCATTGTCACGCGCAAGCTACGGGGACGGCACCCAGCCGACCCGGCGTTCCGACGGGCGCTGGGCAGCATCGGCCTATGACGGCTGGCAGGCGAACGGGAACCGCCGGCGCCGATGGGTGTACGGCCGCACCCAGGCCGAATGCAAGCGGAAGCTGCGCGACCTGAAGCGGGAGATCTGGTCAGACACCCAGCAGATGAATGTGAACCCCAGGGAGACCGTCAAGAGCTGGACGGCATCATGGCTGGACGACTACCGATCGATTGCCAGACCAACAACCTTCGCCACCGACGAGTCCATGGTGCGCAACTGGATCGTCCCAGCCATCGGTGCCCGGCGCCTGTCCGAACTGACAGCGCGCGACGCCTCGAAGCTGCAACGGGTCTGCCGAGACGGGGGACTGTCGGCGACAACGTCTCACTATGCCGGGCTGCTCCTGCGGCGCATCCTGAAGGCTGCCCGCGCGAACGGCTACCGCATCCCCGACTCCGTCATGCTGGCCCGGATCCCGGGCATCGGCGCATCCAACAGGTCCGCCCTGAGCGCCATCCAGGCGGCCAACCTGCTCTCGACGGCAAACGCACGCGACACCTGGCCGGAGCCGCCCAGCCCTCCCGACCTGCCCTACGGGGCCATCTCGAAGCTCGCACCAGCAGAAGCGCAGAAGCGTGAACAACTCAAGATGGAGCGGTTGGAATGGACTGCCGCCCAAAACACGGACCCCTCCAGGTGGGCTGCCGCACTCATGCAGGGACTTCGGTCAGGAGAGGCTCGAGGCCTCACGTGGGATCGTGTCGATCTCGATAAGGGGACGATCACCATTGATCGTCAACTCCAGCGCATCAAGCCCGACGCGGCGCTTCCACCGGGATACAAGGTCACCCGGCTGGAAGGCAGCCACTGCCTCGTGGCACCGAAATCTCGATCAGGGATCCGCCGCGTCCCGATCGTCCCCTGGATGGGCCAGGCTCTCACCCGCTGGCGCGACATACAGGGCGACAGCCCCTTCGGGCTCGTGTGGCCACTGCCCACCGGGGCGCCGCCCACGCGGGTCCATGACCTGCGGGCATGGCGTGGACTCCAGCGCGTCGCCGGGGTCCACAAGGAGGATGGAAACCTCTACGTCCTCCACGAAGCACGACACTCCACCGTGTCGCTGCTGCTTGCTGCCGGGGTCCCGGAATCAGTGGTCATCGCGATCGTCGGGCATGCAAGCTTCGCGGCGACCGAGCACTACGCCCACACCGACCTCGAAGCAGCACGCGCCGCCCTCATGAAGGTGCAGGACCGCCTCGGGCTGGAACTCGAAAGCTGACAACGAAACGCCGCCCACCGAACCGATCATGGTCCAGTGGGCGGCGTTTCGTGTGTCTGGGGCCGGTCAGCGTCCGTCCGGTCCGTTGTGCTTGCTCATGAACATGTTGTGTCCGCAGTACTGGCACTTCTTAAAGAAGGGGAACGCGAGTGCCGCAAGACCAAACGTGCACCACAAGACAGCTGTGCGGGCGACCTTCTTGGGTCCACCTTCGCAGACGGCACATCCGATGCAGCCATGCTGCGAGTACTGGTTGTGACGAATTGCGTAGTCATGGGATGACGGCGGGCCCCAGGGGCCTTGCGGGGGATTAGTCATGTGGGTCACTCCTTCGTGTGAGTCATGCAGCAACAATGTAGCTCACGCGCTCAGGGTGAGGGCTCCTTGGTTGGTGGGTTCACATGCCGTCCACAGCAACCGAGTCGCGGCACCTGCCCGCCCGGGGGTGATGATGGCAAGTGGCAAGAATTACACCGATGGGATTCTCGCCACCCCCTGAAGAACGTGGGTGGCATGCTCTACATTCGTACGCATGTACGAAACATGGAAGCCTCTCGGACACGGCTCGATCTCTGGTGGATCGGCCCGCACAATGGAGTGCACTGAAGTAGCGGAGTGGGCAGAGCGTCGTGCGCGCGGGTGGGGCTCAGCGCTGGTATCGCGCCTGCGCGGCGTCCATGAAGACGCCGGGTTCAAAGTCGAGCACGCGAGCAAGCTCAAAGAGGAGTGCGACAGGGAGATCACGCTTGCCCTGCTCGATCCTGATGATGGTGGATTCGCTGACTCCAGCGAGTCGAGCGGTCTCGACCTGGGTTAAGCCCTTGGCGGCTCGCTCGGCTCGAAGCTGGGCGGCGATCGCGGCGCGAATTGCATCACGCTTGCTGGCCTGATTCTGGTCCATGCTGTCAGCATAGCCGCCACATTGGACAGTTTTTCGTGCCGATCGGAACAGCTCTCGGCTTGCATCTGGCCATATGGCATGGCAAGCTGTCCATATGGCCAGTTCAGACATCAACCTGGAGGCTGCGGACATGATCTCCGCCGCCATCGAGCGAAGCGACACCAGTCGGGCTGAAGTCGCCACGCTGACGGGAATCCCGTTGACCACTCTGCGTCGGAAGCTCATGGGCCGATCGCCCGTCAACATCGAGGACATCTTCCTGATCGCCGGCGCGCTCGGGATACCGCCTGTGAGTATCACGCCCGACGTTCTCACGAGTGAAGCCGCCGCCTAGCCCCCAAACAGAAGAAGCCCCCGCCTGCTGTCACAGACGGGAGCCAACCAAAGGAGTTTCCAATGAGCATTCTACCCTTCGACTACCACGGTCAGGAAGTCCGGTTCATCACCGATGAGTCCGGCGAGCCTCAGGTCGTCGCGTCAGATCTCGCGAAGGCCCTCAACTATCGGAACGCACCCGACATGATGCGTTCCATCGACCTAGAGGAAAGGGGTACGCGTCCGGTGCGTACCCCTGGCGGTGAGCAGGAGATGCTCACGCTGACCGAGGCCGGCATGTACCAAGCCATCCTGCAACGCCAGACAGGCCGGATGGTCGACGTCGCCCAACGAGCCGCTGTGAAGCGATTCCAGCATTGGGTTACCCACGAGGTGATCCCCTCGATCCGCAAGCGCGGCATGTATGCCACTCCGGACGCGGTGGAGGCGATGTTGGCCGATCCGGACGTGATGATCCGGACGCTCACCGAGCTGAAGGCCCAGCGAGCCAGGGTGGCCGAGTTGCAGCCGAAGGCTGACTATGTGGACGCCTACGTGGCCGACGAGGATCTGCGACTGCTGCGGAATGTCGCCAAGTCAATCGGCGTGCCCGAGGGTGTTCTGCGTGACGCCCTGGTGGCGCACGGCTGGATCTACGTCGAGGAGTCCTCGCGCTGGTCGAACTCTCAGGGCTGCAAGGTCATCGTGCACCGCTATTCACCGCGCTCTGACAAGGCCCGCTATTTCCGGCCGGTCCCGAACCATCTGGCACCCCGATTTAAGGGCGAGGTAATGCACACCCTGAAGGTCACGCCGGCGGGAGCCTTGGCGATCTCCAAGATGGCGAAGCGCTGGGGCCTGGCCGTCAAGGAGGTGGCGGCATGACCTCGACTCTCACCGGCAACATCATCGCCCTGCTGATCGTGGCCGGCGTGATCGTCCTCGCGATGGGGGTGCGCCGTGAAGGTCGATGACTTCGACGATGTGCGCCCCCTGACGCAGAAGGACGTCGCCGAGCTACTCCACGCAAGCGTCGGTTACGTGCGCTCCTGCCGCCTGGCGACGAAGCCGAAAGGCCGGGTCTTCCCGATGCCCGGCTGGAAGACCGACGGCAAGCGCTATCTGCTTCCCGCTTGGCGGTTCCGCGAGTGGGTCGAAAGCTTGCCCGATGCCTAGCCCACGCCGCTTCCTCATCCCGATCCTCCTGGGTGCCGTCGCCGTCGGCTTCGCGCCCTCCTCAATCCAATTCCTTTTCGTGGCCGCCCTAATCCTCGGCCTGACCATTACATGCCTCAAGGAGGCCCCCAATGCATGACATCAAGCCGCGCCGTGCGCGACGTCGCACCCTGTCCGAGATCCTCACGCCTGCCCCGGCACCCCGCAGGGCGGAGGTGCGCTCATGAGCACAGCAGCCGTTGAAACCCCTGATGTGAAGGTTCCGGCCACGCCCGTTGGTTCCAGGTTCTTCAAGGCCACTCGACCAGACGGGACCGACTTCCACACCGGGACTGTCCGGTGGCTGCCTGCTGATGGTGCGCCGATCCCGGAGGGCGGGTGGCTTGTCGAGCATCCGCATCCTGGTGAGGTTGGCAGCTGGGATGCAGCTTTTTATCTGTCGGCCTCGACGGTGGAAACGGACTGCACAGGTTTCTCGTGGCCTGCTCGCCTCCTGCTCGTGGAGCCCGCCGGTGCCATGTGGACCCCTCACCCCGACAAATTTCCTCGCAAGCGGGCCGCGCACGCGTGGCGTGTCATCGAAGAGCTCCCCGCATGGCGGCTTTTCGGCCCCCAGGGGCGAGAGGTCGCAGCCATCATCGAGCAAACCGCTCATCTGACCAAACGCCAGATCGCGGCCCTGAACAGGGCTCTGGACGCCGCACGGGACACCGTTTGGGACGTTGCTTGGAACGCCGCGTGGCACGCCGCTCGGGTCGCTGCTCGGGTCGCTGCTCGGGGCGCTGCTCGGGGCGCTGCTCGGTACGCCGCTTGGGACGCTGCTCGGGGCGCTGCTTGGTACGCCACTTGGGTCGCTGCTCGGGGCGCTGCTCTCGGATGGCTCGTCAAGGACCTGATCTCCGTCGAGGACTTCCGCACCCTGACGGGCCCGTGGGAGCAGGTCATGGGTCCGATCGAGGTGACGGCATGATGCCGATCACCAAGCCCTGTGCAGTCCCGGACATGCCCGAGGCCACGTACCACTCCGACCCGTGCGCGGAGCCGTCCCTGTCCTCGACGATGGCGAAGACGATCGTGTCGGGTGAGGCTGGCCCCGCTCGCCTGCGTGAGGTGATGGAGCACGGCGGGGAGCACAGGGCCGTCTTCGATTTCGGCTCAGCCGCCCACGAGAAGGTGCTGGGGCGGGGAGCCGGCGTCGAGGTGCTCGACTTCCCCGCCTGGACCACGAAGGCTTCGCGTGAGGCGCGGCAGGCCGTGTGGGATGCGGGCGGGACTCCCGTGCTGGCGAAGGATGCCGCCCAGGTGGATGCGATGGCCGAGGCGATCCTGTCGAATCCTGTGGCCGGCGAGCTCTTCACGCGGGGCGCCGGCAGCCCCGAGCTGTCGATGTTCACCATCGATGAGGTGACGGGGCGTTGGCAGCGGGGACGGCTCGACTTCCTGGCTGACCGGCACACGATCGTGGACTTCAAGACCACTGGCCAGTCTGCCGAGCGCAGCCAGTGGATCAAGCATTCGTGGGACTTCGGTTACCACTTGCAGGCGGCTGACTACTTGGACATGGCGATCTCGCTGGATCTGGTCGATGAGGATGCGGTCTTCCTCCACGTTGTGCAGGAAGTGAAGCCGCCCTATCTGCTTGGTATCTACCAGGTCGGTGTCGATCAGCTGGCCGAGGGCAGGCGTCAGATGCGTCGTGCCCTGGACCTGTGGGACCGCTGCCTGACCCTCGATGAATGGCCCGGGTTGCCGCAGGAAATCCAGCTCTCATCGCTGCCGGCATGGGTGACGTCGCCTGATGCACCCGCAGTGAGTTCCGAATCAACTGGCGATGGCGTCGCCGACGCCCTGGCCGCCGCACTCAAAGACTTCTCATGGGAGAACTGACATGACTTCGCAACAGCTTGACACGACCCACACCATCAACCAGCAGGTAACGACATTTCGCCACACGCTGGTCCAGATGAAGAACGAGATCGCCGCGGCTCTTCCCGCCCATATGACGGGGGACCGGTTCCTGCGGCTCATCCTGACTGAGGTCCGCAAGAACCCGGAGCTGGCCGAGTGCTCCACTGAAAGCATCTTCGGGGGGATCCTTACTGCGGCAGCGCTCGGGCTGGAACCCGGGCTGAACGGAGAGTGCTGGCTCATCCCACGCAAGGTCGGGAAGGGGCCCGGGTCGCGCAAGGAAGCCACCTTCCAGGTCGGCTACAAGGGCATCATCAAGCTCTTCTGGCAGAACCCACTCGCCTCGTATCTCGATACTGGGGTGGTCTACGCCAATGACGCGTGGAAGTTCCGCAAGGGACTCGACCCGATTCTGGAACACACTCCCGCAACAGGGGACCGAGGTGCGGTGCGCGGCTACTACGCCGTCGTCGGATTGACCACCGGGGCTCGGATCTTCGACTTCTTCACTCCCAAGCAGATCTCTGCGCTGCGGGGGACCGCCGGCCCCAACGGTGGCATCTCAGACCCTGAGCACTGGATGGAACGCAAAACGGCGCTGCTCCAGGTGATGAAGATGGCACCGAAGTCCACCGACCTGGCTTCGGCGGCATCGGTGGATGGGACAGTCCAGACCGTTGAGGCGGCAGCCCAAGTCGCCGCCGCCAGTACAGGGCCCGTCAACCCCACCACCGGCGAGGTCCTCGAAGCCGAGCCGGTCGAGGGCGGTGCGGCATGAGCACCTTGCCTGCGGAGGCCGCCGAGAGATGGCGGCAGTGGGATGAGCTCGCCCGCACGATCCTCGGCCTACATCTCGGCCTGACCGACCTTGAGATGTTCGAGCTGGTGGGCGCGATCATCGGCGCCGGCTGGCATCGGGATGGGGCGGTGGAGTCATGAGCTGGCCCGAGGAGCACCACGACGTGTGGGCGGGTGTCGAGGACGCCATCCCCGACTGGGTGAGCGACAAGGTGGCCTGCTCGGTGCGGTCGGATGCCGACTGGAATGCCGACGAGGACAGCCGCAAGGCCGTGGCGGCGGTGAGGATCTGCGAGCGGTGTGCCTTCATCGAAAAGTGCCTGGACTGGGCGCTGGCCCACCACGAGGCCGGAATCTGGGGTGGACTCACCGCCTCCGACCGCGAGCGCATCGAGCGTGGCGAGTCGGTGCGGCGGGTCCGCGAGATTCGTCGGCGTCGCACGGCGGTTGGGCAGGTGCAGGAGTCATGAGCGCACCACTGACCAAGGCCCAGAAGGTCGCGGCGGTCGTCGAGCAGCTGTTGCGTGGCGGCGCCGACACCAGCACGCTCCTCGAGGCGACAGGGGCCGACCGGCCCGGACGATTGCGGGACACCCTTCGCCGCGCTGGCCGTGACGACCTCGCCGCCAGGATCATCACCACCGACCGGGTAGCCCAGCGCAGACGGGAAGTCATCGAGGCGGTCGAGGAGATGGTCGGCAGGGACAGCGCCGACGAGATCGCCGCCGAACTCGGCTACAGCTCGCGCTACCGCATGCAGCAGTCACTGCGCAAGTGGGGGCGTCGGGACCTTGCCGATCAGATCGTGCGCACCCGCGAGACGCACCGCGACAGGGTCATCGCTGACGTGGAATGGATCGCCGGGACACGGGACCCAGAGGATGTCGCCCGGGCGACCGGGTACCGCAACGCGGCGGCGCTGCAGGCTGTCTTGACCAGGTGGGGCCGCAAGGACCTCGCCGACCGGTTCGTCGGAGCATCACGCGACGACACGGGCCGCTTCCGCTTCACACGGAGGGCCGCATGAGCGCCAACCGCTCCCGCCGCGCCACGTACAACCAGAAGGGGATCTTCGTCGATCTGCGCGAAGGCGCCGAGCCGTCCGAGCAGCCACCCTCCGACCAGACATGCCCGGCTCTGCATGTCATCGCCGGACTGACGCCCTGGGCCGACCACCAACCCCGCCACGCCATCGGTGTCGACGGGCGCTGCAAGCACTGCCACACCACTATCAAAGGAGATTCAGCATGAGCAGCGGGAAGGGCATGGGTGGGCACCAGTCCCACGCATCACGGACGACGACGTGGCTGACGCCGCCCGCGATCCTGCGGGCGCTGGGCGACTTCGACCTGGACCCGTGCGGCTATCCGGGCTGGCCCACGGCCACTCGGATGATCTGCCTGCCCGACGACGGACTCGCCGCCGACTGGGCGGGGCGGGTGTGGCTGAATCCTCCTTACGGGTTGGCGCAATGGGCATGGCTTGCGAAGCTCGCCGCCCACGGACACGGAACTGCACTGATCTTCGCTCGAACCGAGACTCGCGGCTTCGTGAACGAGGTTTGGGGGAAGGCTGACGCTTTGTTCTTCCTTCATGGCCGCATCCACTTCCATCGGCCCGGAGGAGAACGCGCACAAGCCAATGCCGGGGCCCCGTCGGTGCTTGTTGCCTACGGGCCGCAAGACGTTGCGGTCCTCGCAGAGTGCAGCCTGGCAGGCACGTTCATCCAGCTCAACCGAGCAAGGCGGGCCGCAGCATGAGGATCGGGCGATGCCGGCACTGCCACACCACCATCCAGACCATCAAAGGAGCATGACCATGAAGGCCACCCAGTACGCCACCTCGGCAGACCCTGAAGTCATCACCACCATCGAAGAGAACGAGCTGTCACGACGGGCATGGATCGACGACACCAAGGCATGGTTCGACAAGACGATCCTGACCAGCATCCCGGGCGCCAAATTGTTCCTCTTTTCCACCCGGACCGCTATCAGGCTGTCGGGGATCGTGACCTCGGACGAGAAGAAGCCTGCCGGGTGGAAGTTCTGCTGGCGTTCACGCTCTCGGTTCGAGCCACGCAAGGACAATCCCTTGCGCGCCACATGGGACGCACGCCGGTGGCAAGCAGCGTCGATCCCAGGTCTGCCCGTGGTTCTCACGTCCTCCGTGTCGGGAGAGTTACAGAGCTGGTTGAGGATGTATCCCTGCCCCTTCATCTCTAGTGGTGCCGCATGGCTGGACCTGGGACACATGCCTGACCCTGACAGCCCGCACTTCGGGCCGCAGTGGACTGAAGTCCGTGCATCGCAGGCAATGGCAGCCAAGGAAGCATTGAAGGACGCGTCATGAGCACTCCGGGATCCCTGCGCGCCGCGCTCGACCAGCTGGACGAGATCGGCATCGCCGACCATGTGCAGTCCTTGGAATGGGATCGGGCCGGCGCCCGCACCACAGCCTGGCTCGAGACCTGCGGCGACTTCGCTGCGGCCTGCCAGTGGGGCGATGCCGCGGGCGAATGGGTCACGTGGGACATCACCGACGTGGCCGAGGCGGACGTCAGCCCCCGGCTGCGCGTCAAGCACATGCACCTGCGAGCCAGGCCCTGTGCTGATGCGCCCGCGAAGGCGGTGGCGGCATGAGCACCCGCTGGGACGAATCCGTCGTGTGGGACGCCAAGGACATCCGCTCCGCCTGCCACGCCCTGTGGATGGCGGCAGACATCTACCGCGACCCCGCCACCAAAGAGCCACCGGAGACCGCTGACGCGGTCCGGCTCCTGCGGCGCTGGGAAGCCCTCGCCGCCCACCTCGACAAGCTGCGCCACGGCCTCGAGGTTCTGCAGCGCCAGCAGGTGCAGCCCCGCATCAAACTCACCACGGAGGACGCATGAGCCGCTCTCGTCGCTCGGCCCGCACGGCCGGCACCCGCTTCGAAACGAGCGTGGCCGACTACCTGGCTGCCCATGTCGATGACGGCATCGAGCGGCGTGCCCGCAATGGCTCGAAGGACCGCGGGGACATTTCCGGGCTGCGCCACATGCGGGGAAGGCTCGTCGTCGAGTGCAAAAACTACGGCGGCCGTCTTGCTGCCGCCCAGTGGGTCAGTGAAGCAGACACCGAGAGGGGCAACGACGACGCCCTGGCCGGGATCGTGGTCGCCAAGAGACGCGGCACACAAGCCCCGCAAGACCAATGGGTCCTGATGACGCTCGGTGAGCTTGTCGCGCTACTCAACGGCGACCGGGACCACTACGAAAAGGGGGAGTGATGTCGTGGTTCAAGGTTGACGACCAGTTCTGGTCACACCCGAAGGTGATCCGGTGCTCAGACAAGGCGATCGCCCTGTGGGTGCGGGCCGGGTCATGGTCGTCACAGCAGCTGACGAACGGAGAAGTCCCCGTTGAAGCGCTGGCGATGTTCAAGGCGAACCGTCAGACGGCAGAAGAGCTCGTCGGGACGGGTCTATGGAAGCGCAATGGCACCGGTTTTCAGTTCCACGACTGGAGCACCTACCAGCCAGCTGGAAGCGAGGTGGAGGAGCTGCGCGTCAAGCGAGCAGAGGCGGGCAGGCGCGGAGGCAAGAAGTCAGCTCAGACCAGGTGGGGAGACAGGCGTGAGCAAGCAAACGGGTAAGCAAACCGGTAAGCAAGTGCTTACAGAGTTGGGTAAGCAAAACGACCAAAAGAGACAAGCTCTGAGCAAGCAAACGGGTAAGCCGATCGTAACCCCGTACCCGTACCCGTACCCGTATATCTGTTCTTACGTAAGTGCCAAGTCCAAGTTCTCTACCGTGCGCGCGATTTTGGACTTGGAGGTCGAACGATGATCCAGACCGAGATCGAGCGGGTTGCACTGGCCGTCCACGGCCTGCGCCCGGATTGGCCGGCAACCTCGCTGAGGACCTTCATCGAGAACAACCTCGCCGGCAAGGCCTACCAAGATGTTGCGGTGGCCTTCGCCTGGATCGCGTGCGACCCAACCACCAACACCCCGAAGCGGATCCTCGGCGCTGGTCCGTGGTGGAACGCCACTCGGGGAGGCGTCCAGCACGTCACCGACCTGCCGCCCCGCTTCGCCCCCGAGCCTGCACCCAAGCGGGACCCGGCCTTCCGGCGCGAACTGATCGACCGATTCAAGCAAGACCTTCACCGACCTGAGGAGACGAAATGACCACACCGATCACGATCATCGGCAACCTGACTGCCGACCCGACTCTGAGATTCACCCCGTCGGGCAAGGCGGTTGCCAGCTTCCAGGTGGCGGTGAACAAACGCCGCAAGGACCAGACCGGCCAGTGGGTCGATGACGGTGCCGACTGGTTTTCAGTGCAGGCGTGGGGGACTCTCGCCGAGAACGTCGCCGAGTCGCTGACCAAGGGCATCCGTGTGATCGTCACTGGACGGCTTGAGTCACGCGAGTGGGAGGACCGGGAGGGCAACAAGCGCACGAGCTGGGAGATCACCGCCCAGGCCGTCGGTGCAGACCTGAGCTTCGCAACCGCCAAGGTCACCCGGTCAGGCCCGAAGCGCCCGCCCCAGCAGGCGCAGGGCAGCCAGTTCGCCGCCACACCCCCGCAGGGCGAGCCGTCAGCCGACCCGTGGGCCAACGCCCAAAGCGAAGCCCCGTTCTGACCTCCACGAAAGACACCACACACCCCACCAGCCCCGCAGAATCGAACGGAGAGGCACCGCAATGAGTAACCCTGAATATCTGGACCCCCAGGCCACGCAAGGACCGCAGAATCGCGTACAGCGGTCCGTGTCCGTGGAGGCCAACAACCCGAAGACGGGCATGACACTCGACGAGATGGCCGGACTCGTCCAAGACGCCATGCGTGCCGACATTGCCGGGTCCGCGCCGATCAAGGTCACCGTCGGATTCCACAGCCAGGTACGGACCGCGAAGATCGAGGAGGAACGGTGAGCGGGATCTTGAGCTTCCTGCTGACCGCCGCGGGCATGGCGTCGATGTTCTACCTGGGCGCCCAGTGGCGCCTGCGTCAGCTTCAAAAGGCCATCGCCGCTGTCGAGGCTCCAGCCCTCGATCTGGGCGTCTTCACCTTCAGGCAGTTGCGCTCGGGCGCGAAGAGCATCACCTTCCGCATGTCTGACGACGGCACCCACTGGGACTCCGAAGTCGTGCGCGTCATGGACGCAGAGGAGGAAAGATGAACGTGTTCATCTGCGGCCTGTATAATGGCTGGTATGCAAGAGACAGTGCGTTACAACTACCGCTTGCGCCCCGGCGCAACGGCGGAGCGCGCACTGCTGGAGGAGTGGCACCGCTGCCGGTTCCTGTGGAACGAGGCCGTCCACCAGTCCCGGACCGGACGCAAGCCAACATTCGCCAAGCTGTCGAAACTGTTGACCGAAGCGCGCAGCCGAACAGTGTGGTTGCGCGAAGGCTCCCAGGATGCCCAGCAGCAAATGCTGCGGACCTACGCTCAAGCTCTGGATCACTCGTTTAAGGTCAAGGGCTGCGGTCGCCCACAGGCCAAGAAGCGCAAGAATTGCCTGCCGTCGCTGGCGTATAGCCGGAACGGTTTCGCGATCAAGGAAGGCCGCCTGCGCCTGCCCAAGGGCGTCACGATCCCGGTCGTGTGGTCGCGCGAGCTTCCGTCCGACCCCACATCGGTTCAGGTCTATCAGGACAGCCTGGGCCACTGGTACGCCAGCTTCGTCGTACGCCGCGAGATCGAACCGCTGCCCGAGGTAGACGGCGGGATCGGGATCGACTGGGGAGTCTCCACCACAGCCACCACGACCGACCCCGCCTACGACCTGCCGCACGTCGGTGCGCGCAAAGCAGCAGCCGCCGATCTGGTGAAGGCCCAGCGGAAGATGGCCAGGCGACGCAGGCCGAAGGGCCAGCCGCAAACGAAGGGCTACCAGCGCGCCAAGCTCGAAGCGGCCAAGGTCGCCAAGAAAGCCCAGCGCCGAAACACCCATGAGGGCAGGATGTGGGCGCGACGCGTCGTCGCTGACCACCAGCTGATCGCCGTCGAGGACTTCCGACCGAAGTTCCTGGCCAAATCCACCATGGCCAAGAAGGCTGCTGATGCGGCCGTATCCACCATCAAACGCACGTTGATCGAGTATGCCGAGCGGGCTGGCCGGAAGGTGGTGCTGGTGCAGCCCGCCTACACGACAATGACGTGCAGCGGATGCGGGACGAGAGCCAAGGACCGCCTTCTGCTGGACGAACGCACCTTCGTGTGCACGCACTGCGGTCTGATTGCCGACCGCGACGTGAACGCCGCCAGGACGATCCTGGCTGTGGCAGAACGGGGCCACACTTCTGTTGAGAGCGTCAGACATTCGGAACCTCCTTTCGAGGTTTCGGGTGCAGCTTGAGGTTGAAATCCCCCGCCTTTAGGCGTTGGGAACCGTTAACTGCGGCCTCGATGACATGCGGACTACCCGCTCGCCGCGAGCCCCATGGTCGCCTGGGACGAGGCAGACGAGCGGCTGGACACCGGATGGACGCAAGCCCGATGCCCGGACTGCGGGCTGTGGGGATGGATCAAACCAGACGAGAAGGGGAAGCGATGAACGAGCTCGACATCGAAGCAATCCGGGCGCGAGGCGCCCACACAGCCGAAGACATCAGCGCCCTGTGTGACGAGGTGGAACGGCTGAGGGCTGAGCGCGAGAACACGCCCTCGGACACCACGCCCTCGGACGGGGGCTGCGTGATCAGGCTGAGCGCTGACACCGTGAAAGAGCTGGAAGCCGGTTCGGACACCACGCCCTCGGACGGGGGCTGCGTGATCAGGCTGAGCGCCGACACCGTGAAAGAGCTGGAAGCCGGGATGCTCGAGATCAGAATCCACCGCGACGCGAACCTTGGCGGGATCGTCATCGACACCGAGCGCGAAACCCCGGCATGGTGGCGCATGCCGGCACCGCCTTGCAATCCTCAACCGATCGAAAAGTGCCCGCACCCATGGTGGCACCGATGAAGCGGGCCAGCGTGGTCATGGCATGGCTCATGGCAGTGCTGGTCATGGGAGACGGCCTGCCGCGCTACAAGGAGTGCTGATGGAAGCCAGTGACACCCTCGCCCAGCTTGCGCAGATCCCCGACATGGCCGCCGAGCTGTGGGCATCGGGGCGCGCCACGGGCGACACAGGAGACCCGAAGCCGGGACAGGTGCGTCCACACCGGGCCAAGCCGGCCACCCCGATCGACCTGGGCCGCCACGACATCCTGCGCACCGACGCCCACGGGCTGCTCTCCGAGATGTCGCAGGCGGTGCGAGCCGTGTGGGAGGACAACCCGGGCGTGTCGCTGTCCAACCCGCCGACATGGGATGGGGAATGCGGTTGGCTGCTCGCCAACGTCGCACTATGGGACGCCGATCCGTTCCTGTCGGCCTTCGTCGCCGATGCGGCCCGGGTGGTGTGGCGCACGCTCGACCGTGCCCTGCATCATCCCGCGCCGGCACGCCTGACCTGCCCCGCCTGCGGGGGCAGGCTCGCCGAATCGGCCGGGGGATGGGTCACCTGCCGCGACTGTGCCTCGCAGTTTCCGGGCAGGGAGCGGATCGCCGCCCAGATGATCAGCAAGCCAGACATGACCAGCGAAGAGATTGCAGCTGAGTTCCACATCGAGACGGCACGGCTCCGCAAATGGGCAGAGCGGGGACTGGTCAAGCCGACCAACCCCGGATGCAAACCGTGCACCTGGAGGCCGTGGGACGTGCTCGGGGTGCTCCACCCCGACATCGTGGAGGCAATCGAGGTTGGTGGCCTGGAGGCTTGTTGACGGGCGCGAAAAGCGCTATTGTGACAGTCAAGCGCACAGTGCGCCCTAAAACTTGCGAGCCCCGGTCTTTGGCCGGGGTTTTCGCATGTCCGGGGACGGGCGAGGCTCCGGCCAGCGCTCACAGAGGAGGTGCTGCCGTGACTGACGTTCGGCGCAACACGCGGCGGATGCAGAAGCTCCGGACAGAATTCTTCGCCGAAGGCAAGCGCCTTGATGCGGACCCTGTCACGCGACCTGCCTCGGTGTGCTGGCTCTGCGGTCAGCGGATCGACTACGACGCCGATCCAGGCAGCAGCGACGACTCCCACGAACTCGACCACTACTATCCGGTCTCGACGCATCCCGAGCTGCAAGAGGACCCGGCGAACTTCCGCCACGCACACCGCAAATGCAACGGGCAACGAGGCAACCGCGCGCCGCGACCGGGAATCGGCCGAATCGTGTCGGCGTGGTGGTGACATCCCCCATCGAATCGACGCATGAGGCGCAGCCCTCCGGGGGGAGGGGCGGTCGATTCCTGGAGGGTCTAGAGGCGGGCCTACCTCCCGCTCGAA